TCTATTACGGGGGTAAATAGTAACGGATGGTATTCTACAAACAGAGGCAATGTAAATAGTGAAGGATTTGTACACTTAGTATTCACACGTGATAATTCAGACACGACTTCTTCTGGTATGAATCTATACTGGAATGGAACAAAATTACCAGAAAGCATTCAGTTTAATTCTCGGAGCCTAACAACTTTTAATATACGAAGCGTAGCTATTGGGGATGCTGTTAATAGTTCACCTAACAATGCTAGTGTATTCAAAGGTGGTATAGACCAAGTAAGTGTGTATAACAAGACTTTAACACAATCAGAAGTAACAGCTCTGTATAACAGTGGTACTCCAATGACATGTTCTGATGCTGGCGTAACCACCAATTTATTGGCTGAGTATAGATTAGAAAACAACACCACGAATACTAGCGGTACATTCCCTAGCTTAACAAATAGTGGTGGAACATTTACAGCTTACTAATATGAACACATACTATTTGATGACCACTGAGCAGAAAGATGCGGTGGAGGCAGAAGTTTTATTTCAAGAGCCTTATAGCAATATTGCTACAGACAAATGGATAGTAGAGTGTACGACTGGGGGGCTAGACTGTATAACTGAATACGCTAATGCTGAAGAGTGCCGACAATATGTTATAGATAATTTAAGCGCGTGGGACGACATGTACGGAGTTTAAACGATATAAATACATTATAATCTATAATTGTATTATATTTGATAGGATATATAATAAAATAATTTACCATGGCAAAAGCTAAAAAAATCAAAGAAGAAGAATTGCAAGCAGTACGCGAAGCAATTGCTAATTTCAACCGTGCTAAAACTACACTAGGTGATCTAGAGTATCAAAAGTCTCAGTTAGTATCTCAAGTAATGGAACTAGAGGCGGCTTTGAAACTAGAGCAGGAAAAACTAGAAAAAGAATACGGTTCAATCACTGTTAACTTAGAAACCGGTGAATACGAAGAAGCTGTACAAGAAGCTAAATTAGCAGAATAATGGACAAGCTGATTAGAAAGATCAGCATCGGTAGAGATTATAAAAACGAAGCTATGCACTACTCCGTAGGCCAAGAGGTCTATGGAGGGCATAGTATCGTTAGCATCGTAGAAGAGAACGATAGATTTAGTATCTATATTTCTAAAGACAATGCAGTTATACCATGGAAAGATTTCAACAAAAACATGGGTATAGCCGTAGAGTATAATTTAGAGTATTAATGAGATCTGTTTTTGACTTTGTTGTTAAACCAAAAGGATCCAGAACTAGTAATAAGAAGGATCTAGATGGAAAAGAACTTATACTTAACACCGATCTGCAAGATCATAGGTACGTTAATAGGGTAGGCACGGTCATAGGAGCTCCTCTGAGCGACTGTGGTGGTGTTATACCTGGAGATGATGTCATAGTACATCACAATGTTTTTAGAAGATTCTACGACGTTAAAGGAAAAGAGAAAAACAGTAGAAGCTTCTTTGATGAGGATACATATCTATGTAGGCCGGACCAAGTGTTCGCTTACAAGAGATATGATGAATGGATGGCTTTAGATGGTTTTTGTTTTGTAAAACCTATAGAGTCAGAAGACATGTGGTCTATTGATAAGGAAAAACCACATATTGGTGTGATTAAAATGTTGGGTGATGATCTCAAATCACAGGGTCTGCAGCAAGGTGATTTGGTAGGATTCACACCCCGGAGTGAGTACGAGTTTGTTATAGACGGTGAACGTTTATACCGTGTTCTCTCCGCAGCTATAACCATAAATTATGGACATAAAGGAAACAAAAAAGAGTATAATCCAAGCTGGTCGTAAGGCTATTCAGGAGCTTATAAAAGTTGCTGAAGAACCTATAATCACTAATACGGATGATGATGTTTCCGCAGACAGACTAAAAAATGCTGCAGCTACTAAGAAACTGGCTATACTAGATGCCTTAGAAATACTCAACAGAATAACAGAGGAAGAGGCTATACTAGAAAATAAACCAGTTGAAAAAGAAGAGAAAAAATCTTTCTCTGGTTTTGCCGAACGAAGATCTAAGTAATGTACGAGCAAACACTGTATAAAAAAGTAGAGCCTATAAAGCAGAGCACGATTAAGAGATATAATCGCGCTAAAAAATGGGAGTACGGTTATAATAAAGAATTTGACTTTATTGTGATCAGTAAAACCGGTGAGATAGGTGATATTTACGAGATACAGAATTTGTGTATAGCATTGCCAAAAGAGAAAAATGTTCACGAGTTTGAAGAAAACAGATGGCAACCATTTGAATACCCAAAAGAGTTAAAAAATATTAAGAGTGTTTTTGACTGGAAAGATTACCCCGATGATTTCAAAGAACGATGGGAAGAATACATCGACGAAGAGTTTAATCGTAGGGAAAATGGTTTCTGGTTTAAAAACAACGGTGTACCCACATATATAACCGGTACACATTACATGTATCTTCAGTGGACAAAGATCGATGTTGGTCACCCTGATTTTCGTGAGGCTAATAGGCTTTTCTTCATATTCTGGGAGGCTTGTAAAGCTGATAAGAGATCTTACGGTATGTGTTACCTAAAGAACAGACGTAGTGGTTTCTCATTTATGTCTAGTTCTGAGACTGTGAACCAAGCTACTATTTCTTCTGATGCTAGGTTTGGTATACTATCTAAATCAGGTGCTGATGCCAAGAAAATGTTTACCGATAAGGTTGTGCCTATATCTGTAAACTATCCTTTCTTTTTTAAACCTATACAAGACGGTATGGACAGACCTAAGTCCGAATTAGCGTATAGGGTTCCAGCGTCAAAACTAACTAGAAAGAACATAAAGAAAACAGATCAAGAGATACTAGAAGGTCTAGATACTACTATTGACTGGAAAAACACTGGTGATAACTCTTACGATGGTGAGAAGTTAAAACTACTTGTGCACGATGAAAGTGGTAAGTGGGAAAGACCAGATAACATACTCAATAACTGGCGCGTTACAAAGACTTGTCTTAGATTAGGTTCTAGGATTATCGGGAAATGTATGATGGGTTCTACATCAAACGCTCTAGATAAAGGTGGCGAGAACTTCAAGAAGTTGTATTACGACTCAGACGTCACGCAAAGAAACAAAAATGGGCAGACAAGATCTGGTCTGTACAGCTTGTTCATACCAATGGAGTGGAACTATGAGGGATTCATTGACAAGTATGGTAATCCCGTATTTGACACTCCCGAACAAGAGGTTGAAGGACCATTCGGAGAGCCAATTGATATCGGTGTTATCGAGAACTGGGAGAACGAAGCCGAAGGACTAAAGGGTGATCAAGACGCTTTAAATGAATTCTATAGACAGTTTCCTCGTTCAGAAGAGCACGCTTTTAGAGATGAAACTAAGAACAGTATATTCAACTTAGCTAGAATATATGATCAGATAGACTTTAACGAGGGTATATCAAGAGATGGTTTAATAACTCGTGGATCTTTCCATTGGGAAAATGGAGTTAAAGATACTAAGGTGTTTTTTTCACCAGATCCTAAAGGAAGATTTATAATTTCTTGGGTTCCAGATAAACAACTCCAAAATCGAGTGATTATAAAAAATGGAGTAAAGTATCCTGGGAATGAACATATTGGTGCGTTTGGATGTGACTCTTACGATATTAGCGGTACAGTTGATGGTAAGGGTTCAAATGGTGCACTACATGGTTTAACCAAGTTCTCGATGGAAAACGCACCTCCAAACCACTTTTTTCTTGAATATGTAGCTAGACCTCAAACAGCTGAGATATTTTTTGAGGATATACTAAAAGCTCTAGTATTTTATGGTATGCCTGTGTTAGCAGAGAATAACAAACCTAGGTTATTATACTTCTTAAAACAAAGAGGTTACAGGGGTTTTTCAATGAACAGGCCAGATAAGGTATGGAACAAGCTTTCTATTACAGAGAAAGAAATAGGTGGTATACCAAACACGAGTGAGGATATAAAGCAAGCACACGCCGCTGCTATCGAGACATACATCGAGAAACAAGTTGGCCAGCTTGAAGACGGAACATACGGTACTATGTACCTTAATAGGACGCTTAATGATTGGAGTAGATTTGATATTAATAAGCGAACAAAATATGATGCTTCTATTAGCTCTGGTTTAGCGATTATGGCTTGTAATAGGCATTTGTATAAACCAATACCAGATAGAAGCACTAGAGCTATAAATCTAGGTATTGCAAGATATAAAAACAGCGGTTCTACATCGCAGATAATAAAAAATTATGGCTGAGTCAGTTGTAAAGAGTTATTTTCCTAGCCAAGTAGCTAGTGATTTAGAAAAAGTTAGCTCAGAATATGGGCTAAAGGTTGCTAAAGCGATCGAGGACGAATGGTTTAAAAGGGACGGTGGCGTTTATCGTTTCCATAGTAACCAAGAAACGTTCCATAACAGAAGACAATATGCCCGTGGTGAGCAGTCTATCCAGAAATACAAAGATGAATTATCAATTAACGGTGATTTATCATACCTAAACTTAGACTGGAAACCAGTACCTATTATACCAAAGTTTGTAGATATTGTTGTAAACGGTATATCTGAGAGAACTTATGATATAAAAGCATTTGCACAGGATCCATACGGTGTATCGAAAAGAACACAGTACATGGAATCCGTGTTGAAGGATATGCAAACCAGAGAATTATCTGACTTTGCTGAAGAAGCTTTTGGTGTTAGTTTATACGAAAACCCAAAAGAGCAATTACCTGACAGTATGGAAGAGCTAGAGCTACATATGCAGCTCACATACAAGCAAGGTGTAGAGATAGCTGAGGAGCAGGCTATAAGAACAATACTAGAGGACAATAAGTACGAAAACATAAGAAAACGACTTAATTATGATCTCACTGTTCTTGGTATGGCATGTGTTAAAAACACATTTAATACGTCTGAAGGTATTAAAGTAGAATACGTTGACCCATCAGCAATGGTGTACTCTTTTTCTGAGTCACCATATTTTGATGATATATATTACGTTGGAGAGGTAAAGAACGTACCTGTTAATGAATTAAAGAAACAGTTTCCAGAACTCACTGACGATCAACTAGACGAGATACTTAAGAAGAGTATCTACGACAGAGGTCACTACAGTAACTCACCAAGAAACAATCATACTATCGATGCTAACACTGTACAGGTGTTGTATTTTAACTACAAGACCTACATGAATGAGGTTTACAAGGTTAAAGAAACAGCAACAGGTGCTAGTAAGATTATAATCAAAGACGATCAGTTTGACCCACCGGTAGATCTTGAAGGTAGCTTTGGTAAGATATCAAGATCACTAGAGGTATTATACGAAGGAGCTCTTATTCTAGGTACAGACATTCTGTTGAAATGGGATATGGCTAAGAATATGATGCGTCCAAAGAGTGATGATACTAAGGTCAAGATGAACTACAGTTTGGTCGCACCACGCATGTACCAAGGCCGTATCGAGTCTCTAGTTTCAAGAATTACTGGTTTTGCTGATATGATTCAGCTTACACACTTGAAATTACAACAAGTGTTAACGCGTATGGTGCCAGATGGTATCTACATCGATGCTGATGGTCTTGCTGAAATTGATCTTGGTAACGGCACAAACTATAATCCGCAGGAGGCACTTAATATGTTCTTCCAAACGGGTAGTATCATAGGGCGTTCATTCACGTCAGATGGTGATATGAACCCTGGTAAAGTTCCTATTCAAGAGGTAACTTCTGGTGCTGGAGGGCAAAAGATACAGGCGTTGATAAGCACATATAACTATTACCTACAGATGATCCGTGATGTAACTGGATTAAATGAAGCACGTGATGGTTCTATGCCTGATAAAAATGCTCTTGTAGGTGTTCAGAAACTTGCTGCTGCAAATTCTAATACTGCTACAAGACACATACTACAGTCTAGCTTGTTCTTAACAGCTGAGCTTGCAGAGGGCTTGTCTTTGATGGTATCAGATGTTTTAGAGTTTTCACCAATGCGTGAAGCTTTGATAAACAAAATAGGTGCACATAAGGTTGGTATACTAGATGAGCTTACAGACCTACATATCCATGATTTTGGTATATTCATAGAATTAGCACCTGATGAAGAGGAAAAGCAACTTCTTGAAAACAATATACAACAAGCACTTGCTCAACAGTCTATAAACCTTGAAGACGCTATTGACGTAAGAGAGATAAAGAATGTTAAGCTAGCAAACCAGTTGCTAAAGCTTCGTAGACGTAAGAAGCAAGAGATGGATCAGCAAATGGCTCAGCAGAACATGCAGGCTCAAGCTCAAGCAAACGCTCAGACACAGCAAGCCGTTGCACAAGCAGAAGCTCAGAAACAACAGGTTATTAGCCAAGGTAAAGCACAACTTGCTCAACTGCAGTCTCAACTAGATATGCAGAAGCTACAGACAGAGGCTCAGATCAAGAAGGAGTTGATGGCTAAAGAGTTTGAGTACAACATGCAGTTAAGAGGTATAGACCTAGACAAGCAGAAGGAAAACGAAAAATACAAGGAGGATAGGAAAGATGAGAGAACTAAACTCCAAGCTTCACAACAAAGTGAATTAATAGACCAAAGACAGAATAACAAACCACCTAAAGATTTTGAATCATCTGGTAACGATACATTGACTGGAGGTATGGGATTAGGTTATTTTGAACCTAGGTAATATAACTAATAGTATCTTTTAATATTTTATTTTAACATGGAAGAAGAAAACACTGTAAGCCAGGAGGAAAAAGTCCAGGCAAAACACGAGGATGATGGTGTCATCCGAGTTGATTTAAGGAATTTTAAACAAGAGGAAAATGTATCAAGCGAAAATGCCGAAGAAACCGGGGTGCGGATGCCCGACAATGAATTGCCAGTGTCAGAGCAACCCACAGCCGATAACTCAGCAAGCGACGAGCCCAGCGAAGTACGGGAAGAGTCCAGCGAAGATGAGTCCGTACAAGATGACGGAGAGCCCGTTGAAGAAGTACGGGTGCTCGAAGAAGTAACAGACGAAGAGGTTACTGAAACAAAAGCTGAAGATGTTGATGTAGAGCCAGAGCCTACAGAGACAGTAGAAGAAAAGGTAAACATTAATTTACCTGAAAACGTAGAAAAGCTAGTTGAGTTTATGAACGAGACTGGTGGTTCATTAGAAGACTACGTTAGGTTAAATAAAGATGTTGACTCGCTTGATGAACAACAACTTGTTCAAGAATATTACAAGGTGACTAAACCACACCTTGATAACGATGAGATTAATTTCTTGATTGAAGACAGCTACTCTTACGACGAGGAGTTAGACGACGAAAGAGAGATTAAACGTAAGAAACTACTCTACAAAGAAGAAGTTCAGCGTGCCAAGGAGCACTTGAACAATATGAAGAGCAAGTACTACGATGAAATTAAAGCTGGTAGTAGGTTAACGCCAGACCAGCAAAAAGCGGTTGATTTTTTCAATCGTTACCAAAAAGAAAATGAGGAATCATCCAAGCTAGCACAAAGGCAAGCATCGGTATTTACACAGAAGACTGAAAAGGTCTTTAGCCAAGATTTCAAAGGTTTTGAATATCAAGTAGGCGAAAAGAAATACCGTTTTAACGTCAAAGATGCTGGTAAGGTCAAAGAGACTCAAAGCGACATTAGTAATTTTACCAAAAAGTTTTTGGGTAATGACAGTACTATTGGAGATGCTAAGGGTTATCATAAAGCCTTGTTCACAGCGATGAACGCAGACGCTGTGGCTAATCACTTTTACCAACAAGGTAAAGCTGACGCGATGAAGGAAAGTTCGCAACGTTCTAAGAATGTTGATATGAGTCCTAGAGGTACTCACGAGCAGACTACACAAGTTGGCGGCTTTAAGGTTAGAGCGATTAGTGGGGATGATTCAGGTAGACTGCGTGTGAAAATTAGAAAATAAACTTAAACACATTAAAAAATGAGTTTTGCATCACAGGGGGCATACCCAGCAGGGTTAACCCCGTCCCCAACAAAAACATTGTTCGATAAGAACTACTTGTCTCTTGCAGACAACGATTTTAACTTCGCTTCACAATTCTTGCCTGAAGTTTACGAAAAAGAAGTAGAGCGTTACGGTAACAGATCTATCTCATCTTTCTTGAGAATGGTTGGTGCTGAAATGCCAATGGCTTCTGATGAAGTTGTATGGACAGAACAAGGCCGTTTGCACGTTGCTTACAACGACGCGGTTATTGCTACTGTTAACACAGCTACTGACAACACTATCAACATCACTGGTCACGCTATTCGCCCTAACCAAACTATCATTGTAGCTGTTGGTGTTACTACTGTACGTGCTTTTGTTAAGTCTGTTACTGCTAACAGCATCGAAGCATACCCATACGACAGTAACACTTGGCCAGCTGCTTTCGTTGCTGCTGGTACTAACCCAGACTTGAAAGTGTTTGTATTTGGTTCTGAGTTTGGAAAAGGTGCTGCTGGAATGTCTGGATCAATCGATGCAGGTTTCCAAAAGTTCAGCAACTCTCCAATCATCATGAAAGATAAGTACAACATCAACGGTTCTGACACTGCTCAGATCGGTTGGGTTGAAGTTACTTCTGAATTGGGTACTTCTGGTTACTTATGGTACTTGAAGTCTGAGCACGAGACTCGTCTACGTTTCGAAGACTACTTGGAAATGACCATGGTTGAAGCAGAGAAAGTTACAGCTGCTGCTGGTATCACTGATGCTTCTGGTGCTACAGTACGTGGTACTGAAGGTTTGTTCGCTGCTGTTGAAAGCAGAGGTCTTCAGTTCAATGATCACGACTTCAACAACTCTACTGGTTTGACTGGTTTGGGTGAGTTTGATATCGTTCTTCAAGAACTTGACAAGCAAGGTGCTATCGAAGAAAACATGCTTTTCTTAGATCGTGGTACTTCTTTGGCTATGGACAACATGTTGGCTCGTGCTAACAGCTACGGAACAGGTGGTACTTCTTACGGAGTATTCGAAAACAGCGAAGACATGGCATTGAACTTGGGCTTCTCTGGTTTCCGTCGTGGTTCTTACGATTTCTACAAAACTGACTGGAAATACTTGAATGACGCTGCAACTCGTGGGTTGACTGGTGACATCGACGGTATCTTGGTTCCAGCAGGTGTTTCTACTGTATACGACCAAACTTTGGGTAAAAACATCCAGCGTCCATTCTTGCACGTTCGTTACCGCGCTTCTGAAGCTGACGATCGTCGCATGAAGTCTTGGATCACTGGTTCTGTTGGTGGTAACTACACTAGCGACATTGATGAAATGAACGTACACATGCTATCTGAAAGATGTTTGTGTGTTCAAGGCGCGAACAACTTCGTATTGTTCAAAGACACTACTGCATAAGAAGTGTAATAACTGTAAGATTTTGCCCTCGTCTTCGGACGGGGGTAATTCTTACTCTTTTTTTATAATATCATATTATGGCAACTAAAACAAAACAACCAGCAATTAGCTGGGAGATGAAAGACCGTGTTTATTACCTAGCTGGTAATAAGCAACCGATTGTGATGACATTACCATCACGTCACACTGAAAAGAGACCTTTACTTTGGTTTGATGAAGAAAAAGGTTATCAAAGAGAACTAAGGTATGCTACAAACATGCCTTCTCCGTTCGCTGATGAACAAGAAGGACCAGTTACCTTGGCTCATATTATTTTTAGAGATGGTACTTTGTTTGTACCAAGACAAAATCAAGCTTTGCAGAAATTGCTATCGTTGTATCACCCGTTGAGAGGTACGCTATATTCAGAGTTTGATGCTGTCAAAGAAGCTGTTGATGAGCTAGACTACATTGAGAACGAGCTGAATGCTCTTAACCTAGCAGCGGGTATGGATTTAGACATGGCTGAAGCGATACTGAGAGTAGAATACGGTTCTAAGGTCAATGAGATGACATCTAAGGAACTTAAACGCGACATCATGGTGTTTGCTAAGAGAAACCCTAGTTTGTTGATAGAATTAGCTAATGATGAAAACGTTCAGATCAGAAACTTTGGTATCAGAGCTGTAGAAGCTGGAATACTAAAACTAGGTGATGATCAACGTACGTTTAATTGGGCAAGTAACGGTAGAAAAGTTATGACTGTACCGTTTGATGAAAACCCATATTCGGCACTAGCAGCCTTCTTTAAAACCGATGATGGTATTGAAATTTACCAAAACATCGAAAAAAGGTTGAAATAAATGGTTGAGGGGTGATTTATATAATAGGTCACCCCTTCAACAAAAAGATAAACAATGGCAATAAGCGTAGATACTGTATACCAAAGGGTACTGGCGATACTCAATAAAGAACAAAGAGGTTATGTGACACCAGAAGAGTTCAACCTTTTTGCCAACCAAGTACAGCTTGATATTTTCGAGCAGTACTTTTATGATATAAATCAGTTTGGAAGACTACACGGTAACGATACTGAGTACTCTGACATGCTTGATAATCTAAACGAAAAAATAAGCGAGTTTGAAAAAACAGGTACACTATCCTATAGTGCTGGTTATTTTCAAGTTCCTAGCGATCTATACAGAGTTGGTACTTTGATATACTCTAACAAAGAAGTTGAGAGAGTAAATAAGAACGAATACTTGTATATAGCTCAGTCACCAATTGCTAAGCCATCAGATTCAAGACCTATATACACTAAAGATACTAGTGGTTTCAAGGTTTACGGTAGCAATGAGTTTGACAATAGTAAAACTGTTACAATCAACTACATTAAGAAACCAGCCAAAGTTATATGGAACTACAATACTGTTTTAGGTAACGCGCAGTATAAAGCTACTGGTTCTGTTGATTTTGAACTACACCCATCAGAAGAAACTGACGTGGTGATTAATATACTCGCTCTCTGTGGTGTTGAGATTAGAGACCTCAGTATTTACCAGTTAGCTACACAAGAAGAAGTTAGAGATACACAAGAAGAAAAGCAATAATAAATGGGATTGTTTACAGGAACACAAGAAGATTATTACACCGGATCCGACTTTGGTGGGTATCAGTTTATAAGCGTAGACGATCTCATCAATAACTTTATAATTGCTTATGTCGGTGAAGATAAGATAATATCTAAAATAAAGAGAACTGATGTGGCATTTCACGCACATAGGGCTTTGCAGGAACTTAGTTATGACACGCTCAGATCGTACAAGTCTTATGAAATCGAAATACCGCCGTCACTTACGATGGCGCTCCCGCACGACTATGTAAACTATGTTAAGTTTACTTGGTTAGATGATTCTGGTATAGAGAGAATACTTTACCCAGCACATAAAACATCTAATCCATCAGCTATTGTACAAGCGGCTAATTATGACTACACGTTTGATGGTAGTGGTAATTTAGTGTTGGCTTCAGATTCAGATACATGGACTAAATACAAAGCTGGTACTACAGACAACACGGCGACAGATGACGCACCTGAATTTGATGCAACATACGGCAGCAGATTTGGTATTGATCCACAATACGCTCAGATCAACGGTACTTTTTACATTGATGATATAAAAAGTAAAGTTCATTTTGGTTCTGAGATGGTTGGTCAAACAATCACTATAAAATACATAAGCGATTCAGTTGCTACAGACTCTGAGATGAAAGTACATAAGTTTGTTGAAGAAGCAGTTTACAAGCACATCGCTCATGCTATTTTATCTACTAGAGCTAATACACCTGAGTATATTATTGGTAGATTTAAGAAAGAAAAGTTTGCGGCTACAAGAAACGCTAAACTTAGATTATCAAACATCAAGCTAGAAGAGTTAACTCAAACATTAAGAGGTAAGTCTAAGCAGATAAAACACTAAGGCATGCCAGAGTTGAAGAGAGTATTTACATCGGGTAAGATGAACAAGGATCTCGATGAGCGCTTAGTACCAAATGGTGAATACAGAGATGCCTTAAACGTAAAAATAAGCGATTCAGAGGGGTCTGATGTTGGCGCTATAGAAAGTGTTCTTGGTAACACAGCCAAGTCTTCATTTAACTTTACAAACGCTACCTGTATTGGTAATGTAAAAGACACACAGAATAATAAGATATATTGGTTTGTAACCGCAGACGAAGGTGACTTTGTTTTAGAGTACAATGAGTCAAACGAGGTTGTATCTTTTGTTATAGTGGATTACAACAGTGTATTAAACTTTAGCATCGGCAACTTAATCACTGGCATAAACGTGTTCGATGGTATGCTCATGTGGACAGATGATCTTAATGAGCCTAGAAAAATACTAATATCAAGATTTAAGTCCGGTACAAACCAAACTGGTCAAGACCACACGACTGTATATGGTAGAGACTTTATAGCTTCAGATATTACTGTTATAAAGAAAAAACCAAACGAAAGGCCACACTATGTGGCTTCTTCAACTACTAGATCTGGTGTTGGCTCTGGCTTGAACTATGTAACCGCTCAACAAGACTTTACAGAGCTTTATAACGGTAATAAAGTACCTAGAGAAGTAGGTAGCTCTATTTCTTTTACCGTAAGTGATTCTCCCAACTGGCAAGCTGGTGATATCATCGTACTGACAGCTAGCGAGATAAACGATAATAATTACGAGGATGAGTACCAGGTTAGAATAGAAGTTGTTTCTATAACCGGTGCTTTATTGAGATTCGTTACTGGTACTATCCAGTCTATATCGTCTGATATAAAATCTATAGAGTATACATGGAAGTGTATCCTTGAAGAAGAAAGACCAATGTTTGAGTTGTCTTTCCCTAGGTTTGCTTACAGATGGAGATACATTGATGGCGAAGTCTCTGGTTTTTCACCTTGGACTAACGCTGTTTTTGTACCCGGTGATTTTAGGTATATATCTATGAACGCGTATAATACCGGCATGGTAAACAACCTAAGGCAATTGACCATAAGCGGGTTTGAAACACCACCATCCGACGTAGAGTACGTAGAGATTTTATATAAAGACTCTTCATCACCCAATGTGTACAAGGTAGAATCTATACCTACTACAAGAACAAGTTACTCCATAACGTCAGAACTGATTAGCAACCTAGTGGAATCTAACCAGTTACTGAGGGCTTACGACAACGTTCCATTAAAAGCTAAATCTCAAGAGGTTATAGGTAATAGACTTGTTTACGGTAACTACGTTCAGGGTTACAACATTACTGATGAAGCTGATATTACGGTTAGGTTACAGTCAAGCTCTATAACAAGTGTTAAAACACCTGAGTCGAGTGTAAAATCTTTGAGAAACTACCAGGTAGGTATTGTCTACTTAGATACTAATGGTAGAGAAACACCTGTATTCACGAATGATTACTCTACTGTAAAGGTAGACATAGACAAATCAAGCAAGGTTAATAGAATCAAAGCTGAGTCTGGTCAAGACGCTCCTTCTTGGGCGACACATTTTAAATACTACGTTAAGGACATATCTAACGAATACTACAACATCGTGCTTGATAGGTACTATGCTGATGATTCAGACGGTACTGTTTGGTTGTCTATGCCAAGTGCTGAGCGTAATAAAGTACAGGAAGGAGACTTTCTTACACTTAAGAAAAAACACAACTCAGACGAACCTGTTATATCGCCTTCTAGATACAAGATCTTAGATATACAGAATGAAGTACCAGATGCTGTTTCTATAAAAAGAGTCTACAACACAGGCTCAGAGGTGGTTAAAGGTTCTGATACTCCAGTCGCTAACAACTTAAAGACGTTCAAGTTTGAAGGACCAACATCAGCTGAAAATCCAGAGTTCTTTGATTCTTTTGATTACGATTCTTACATAAGATTTAGAAAAGGTACCAATGCTAGCCAGTTTTACGAGATAGAAAGAGGTGGCTATACTGGTGATTCACATGATTGCTACGAGATAACAACAAAAGAAAAACTAACTGATGTTGGTTTTATACAAAGTCTTTCTAGCTCTGATAGGTTTACTGTAGAGGTGTACAAAAAAGAAAAAGAAGCTAGAAAAGAATACCAGGGAAGATTCTTTGTTAAGATCAACAGAGATGTTCTATTTGAAGAAAGTGTTATATACAACTTTACAAATGACCCTAGTGATTATGAGCAAGACGGTTTAAAGAGAGTTCCTTATATACAGAACACACTGTCTGATGATCCAGATGCTACCGACACGCCACCTGCTACTCTAGATATGTTTGCTTGGGAAGAACATGCTAACGCTCAACCAAGCATCGACTCACATGGTCAGCCAACAATTGGTTCTGACTTGTTTGGTTTCTACTTTGCACCATACGACAGTAATAATATAGACTTTGGCACTAACGGTAATGCATTCGATGCGGCTATTAGCAGTGGTGATGTGATTCAGTTCCAAAATAGTACTGATGACTCTTGGAGCTCACTATATATTGTAGATACTGTTACGAAAGGTAGTTACGACAGACAACCATTGTCTTCTGGAGACACTGACGATGAAACAGGTTACTACTGGAACATAAAAATGACTACACCTTTTACTGATGGGGACTTTACAGCTGACGCTGTAAGGATATCTAAAAGAAAAAGGTTATTACCTATAGTCTTTGATGAGAACACTATTACACTTAGTTCTCCTAACCCTACTGTTTTTGAAGTTGAACCAAACGAGGCTATTGATCTAGATATATTCTTCGAAGCTACAGAAGCAATACCAATCGCTCAGTTGCAAACAGAGCAAGTGTTAGATTACTTCAATGTGTACTCTTTTGGCAACGGTGTTGAATCTAATAGAATTAGAGACGACTTTAACGCCAAGACAATGGGTAAAGGTGTTAAAGCTTCTAGTACCATCGAAGAGGTTTACTCTCAAGAGAGAAGAGGCCATGGTATGATATACAGTGGCATATACAACTCTACTTCAGGTGTAAACAACCTAAACCAGTTTAATACAGCTGAGTCTATTACCAAAGATTTAAACCCAATATACGGGACTATACAGAAGCTACATGCTAGAGATACCGATCTCATCGTACTATGTGAAGATAAGGTATTTAGAGTACTAGCTAACAAAGACGCTTTGTATAACGCTGATGGTAATCCAAACCTTGTGGCAACTAACAGGGTGCTTGGACAAACAACACCTTATGTTGGTGAGTATGGTATATCTAAGAATCCAGAGTCTTTTGTTAGCTTTGGTTTTAGAGCATACTTTGTAGATAAGGCTCGTAGAGCTGTTATAAGACTGTCTAGAGACGGTATCACTGAAATATCTGGTAAAGGTATGTCTGATTACATTACCGACGCTCTAGATGTACATAACGGTCATATACACGGCTCGTATGATGAAGACGGATCATCTTACAATGTTACGTTAAACGGTGAGACATTAGCGTTTAAAGAAAACGTAGATGGTTGGTCAACTAGATTGAGCTTTGTGCCAGAGTGTGGGGCTTCTTTGAATAATATATACTATACATTCAAAAACGGTAATCTATACTCTCATACCAATACTACTCGATCTAACTTCTATGGTACACAGTATAACACATCTGTTATATTGATACATAATGATGAGCCTTCTAGAATAAAGAACTTTAAGACATTATCATACGAAGGTGATGATGGTTGGACAGCGACTGTTGATACAGACCAGCAAGACGGTGAAGTTGTTACATGGAAAAATAAAGAAGGTATATACTACAACTATATTAGGGGTAGAGTAGATTCTTGGAACAACAGTACTCAAACAGGTACACTAGATACCAGTGAATTCTCAGTACAAGGTATAGATACTGTGGACATTATTGGGGCAGTAACGCCAACTATGGAACTTTTCTTTAATAACGAGATAAATGTATCTTTACAAGAGGCTGCCGATGATTTGGTTTTTTACCAAAAATCAAATGGCAATGTGTACAAAATAGGTAATTGTACAGACGTAAGCCAAAGTGGTGGTCAATGGCTTGTTAGCGTTAACAACACTGAAGGTATAGTTTACGACGATGGTGGTACTAGCATAGAGGATGGTGATTTTGTGTTCTTTGTTAAGAATAGCCAAATTAACACATCAGGTATAGTTGGATACTACGCGTTAGTTGAGATGACACAAACAACAGGAAACAATAAAGAACTATTTGCAGTTAACTCAGAGATATTTGTCAGTAGTTAACTACATGTAATAATAATTTAAGAATATAAGTTATGGCATTTCCAGCATATTTAGCGGCAGCCGGGTTACTAAGTGTAGGCCAGACACTGTACGGAAGAAAGGCTAGACGTGAAAGATACGACACGTCTAAGGCTGATTTTGAGCGTACAATGACTAACTACCAAAACCTGGATACCACAAACCCATACCTCAATATGGAAAACGCATATGAGGATTTAACTGTTAACCAACAGGAGGCAGACTTTATTGCTTCACAGCAGCAACAAGGTATGGCTAACACTATGAACCAACTTTCCGGTGCAGCTGGTGGCAGCGGTATTGCTTCATTGGCGCAAGCTATGGCAAACCAACAGTCACAAAACGCTGTTCAAGCCGGCGCTCGTATAGGTAATCAAGAAGCCAGAAACCAAGCTTTAACCGCTCAAGGCGCTATGCAAAACCAATCAATGGAGCGTCAAGGTGAAGTTCTTTCTAGAAACATGCAAAGAAATCAAGCTGTAGGGGAATTAAACATGGCATCTCAAATGTTTGGTCAAGCTAGAGCTGAGAGAGAAGCTGCTACAGCTCAAGCTTTCCAAGGAATTGGTCAACTTACTTCAGCCGGTATAGGCCAGACACATGAATATCTCAAGAGAACTGGTGGTAGAGGACCTGGAGTTAACGCATTCTTCGGAGTGCCAGAACAACCACAACCAAATGGCTAAACAGATAAATAATACAACAGCTATGCCTAATGTAGGCAATGTTTATCAGGGTTATATCAGTGATTCTGGTGCTAAAGGTGTTTTAGCTGGTGCTCAGATGATGGACACCAGCCAGCAAGACGCTGCTAGAAAACAGGCATCTGATGCTACGATGGGTCAGTTTATCGAGAGTATGCCTACAAATGTAGATCTTGATAAAGTACCGGTTAGTATGAGAGACGCGACAAACAAGTATCTTGTTGGTCTAAAAGATGAGTTCTTTGAAAATGCTAAAATAGCATCGAGAGAAGGAGCATCTAGCCCTCTTTATGCTGAGGCTGTTTCTAACATGAACCGTATCACTATGGCTTTCAAAAATCTTGACCAAGACTTTGAGAAGCTAAAAGAGATGAAGTACAACTATATCAATGATTACGATAAGGGTTTTATTTCAGAGGGATCAAGACCAGAAGCTGTCGAGTTCATGACAAATCTAACTACAGACCAATTACCTTTAGGCATATCTGAATCTGGTAGATTAATGTTTGGTGAAGGTGCTACACTTGATGATGCACCTAAGTACGCTACTAAAGACTTTGAAACAGCCAAATCACTTATCGATCTTAATAGCACACTGTATAACGCTGGTCAACCCATGGACAAGGGTAAAGAAGGTGTCGTGCGTATGCAGATTAGAAATGCGTTATCAAAAGGTGGTAGAGATGCTGTTTTATCAATGGCAACAGACGACTACATTATGCCTGGTGGTCTTGGTATTCAAGATCAAGACTTGCTCTACAACCCTGAAAGAACTAAAGAGCTTTCGCAATTTGTTGAGGATCAGTACGTTGCTATGTTAGGTCAGACTGCTAATGATGGATATAAGGCGTTGGTAGCAAAAGAAAACAGAAATGACAATAGAGCTATAGCTAGGTCTTTATCTCTTGCTGAAAAGAAAAAAGCAGCTGGTTTAACAGGTACTTCTGCTGATGGTATTGAGGGTACGTATGAAACACCTGGTATGACTAAAGGTGAGGTTCAGAAATTAAGACAGGCTGGTAGATACGTTTCTCAAGCACAAGACGAACTACAAAACATACTTAGTCTAGACGTGGAACCTATGGGTACGCAGGTGAACACACTTATTGGTACTAAATACAAGGGTAAAGAAGTTACAAACGCTAGAAAAATTCAAAGAATCCGAGGTGGTAAAACTAAAGACTTCCTAGAAATAGAATATTTAGTTAAAACAGGTACAGAGCAGGGTAGAGGTGGTTCTGAGGTTGTTCGACATACAGATGTAGTCAACATAGATTTAACTGATCCTAGACAACAACGTATGTTAAGAGACCAAATAATTAGATATCAGTTTGGTTCTGATGATGTTTCTGATAAAGCAATATTAATGTCGGGTGATCTTAGTGATAGACAGAGTACATTGCCTACTTTTGAAGAGCTGATAACAAACAGTCAGTTTAGACCATAAAAATTTTTCACATGTTCGAATACGAAGGAAGCCTATACAGCCTAGATGATATTCAGGCTATTGTAGATGATTACAATACTAAAAACGATGCTTCATACACTGTAGACGACTACGTCTCTATGGCAGGCATGGTTAAGGTTGATGATTCAGCAAAGACGGAGGGCGTGGATCAGCAGGACGTGACCACACAGAGCCCAGTGAAACCGTCCGAGGGGCTAACGCAAGATATGGCTTCGTTTTCGGAAAACTATTCATCGGGATCGAATACAGAAGATAACCAGAATCAAATGGGTGAGTTTAAATTATACACACCCGATACTTCACAACCCGTTGATCAAACAACTGTATTTACACCTGTAATAACAGACCATAAGTTTGTAGAGCAGATCCACAACGACGAAAAATACTCTGGTAAGGTAATGTCGTCTGTTGAAAAGGTTATGAAATCTGATAACCTTAAAAAGATAAATAGAAGAGCTTTAGTTGATGTAGAAACTGGCAACCTTCAAACTGATGAGATATTAGATTACTCTAATGAAAAAATGGTGTCTCAGTTTAATGATGCTGTTATCGTTGACTACATGGAGAACGACGAGGACTTTGCTTTAGTAAGAAAAGAATTTGAAGAAAATTTTAAACCTAAAGCTAAAGAACACTCGGCTCAAATAGCAGAAAAGTATGGCGTTGTAAAAGAAGATGGTTCTTTTGACTACGATAGTCCTAACGCTGAACGTTATCTTCAAGAAATAAACGATTACTACTACAGTAATTTCTTTAAAGATGAAAACATAACTAACAACATTAAGAAGGTTAATGATCAGTTAGGTTTTTATCACGACAATAACTACTCTGCTTACAACGTTGAAACTAACACACCTGGTTGGGTTTCTGATCTAGATAACTTCGTTCTGTTTAGTCCTGTTATGGAACTATTCGGTATAGATCTTGTGAAAACATGGGGTGGTTTAAGGTCTATAGTTACTGGTATAGAAAAGGGCGGATTGATGGATGTTGACCTGCAAAAGGTAAGCTACAACCATAACAAGATGCTCAAGGCTGCTGATGAAAAAGGCTGGTCTGAAGATCAACAAGGTTTTATTGATAAAAAAGGTATATTTCAACCTTACGGAAAAGAATACCCTACAATAAACCCTTCTCCTGGTTTAAAACAAACTACTTGGAAAGAAGCTAGAGAGCAACAAGAAGATATGATAAAAACCCAACAAGTAGAGTGGGTTAAAAGATACAACAATGTAATCAATCGCATGGCTGTCGATATGTCTTACAACAAAGGCACCATGAACGATATATTTGAAGCCAATGGCTTCGCTGCTACTGTAAAAGAAATAGGTGGTATGGTCTCTGAGCAATTACCTCAAATGGCTAGTGCTATGATATCTTTTGGTGGTATACCAGCTGTTCAGATGGCTGGTGAAGATTACTTTTCTGTTATATCAGATAGAGCCAAAAAGAAATTTGGCGTAAACGATAACGAGCTAACACCAGCTATGTTACTAGACATCGTAGAGTCTGACTCATCAAACAAACTTGGTGAGGGATCTATGTTTGTTGGTACTGCCAGTGGTGTTGCTGAGTACATTGGTGCTAGATCTATAAGCAAGTCTGCTTTAGGTATCAATGTATTAAGGGGAGCATCTAGAGGCACTATAGCTTCTTTTGCTAGAGGCGCAATGCAACAGAACCTTAGACAAACAATGAAACAAGCCGGTACCGGTATCATAAATCAAGGTAGAGCTTCACTTGGTGCTGGTTGGGATGAGTTCTGGACTGAGGTAACACAGGAAGTTTTAACACAAGCGCATGTTGGTAAAATAGACATGAACAGAGTGTTAGAGGCTGGTGGTATGGGCTTTACTGTTGGTATGGCTATGCCTACTTATGGTTCTATAGGAGCTTACACTATGAATGAAATGCAGAGTGCGTTCAACATGGTTAGAGGTAAGTACGATCCTAAGAGCTCTGAGGCTATGTACAATTACTTTGCTCAGAATCTAAGAGTCAAGCTTGACAATAATGAACTAACAAGAGAAGAGTTTGACGAGCAGATGAATGATCTTAGATTCGTTCAAAACGCCAATACGTCAATACCTTCTAGTGTTAGAGAAGATAAAGATCTCGCTAATGACTGGGTTAGAGCTGAAGTTGAATTTCAGAAAATAAAAAGAAAATCAGAAGCTAAAGAAGAGCTAGGCGAAGAGTACGATGCGTTTAGCTTAAGAGCAACGTCGCTGCATAAACAAGCAATACAAGCGCTTGCTAAAGCAACTAGTAGAAAAGATGTTGACCAGGCTAAAATAAAGCAATTAAAGAGAAGGCTTAAAAAAGTAAAAAAATACGATCTAGAAGGTGGTTTATTCGCTGCATCAGCGTTAAGCCATATTCAAGTGTTTGATAAGAATTTTACTAGATTCTCTAATATATTCAACAACACTTTAAACGCGGCTAAGAAAGTTAACGCTGGTATAAAAGCGGTTGGCACATATGAGGAGGCTGCTGTTATTAGACTGGCTGACCAAGGAATAGTATATCCAGGTAACAAAGCAACAGATAAGCAAAAACAAGAGTACGAGCAAGCCGTTAAAGATATGGTTGCTCAAATGGACGGTACTCAAGGAACTGTAACTGATGGTTTCTTCTTGACTAAAGATGGTTCTCAATACATCATAACCGATTCTATAAACGATACTGATTTCAACACGGATGTTGCTGCTCACGAACTTCAACACCATCTGTGGGAGAAAACACTTGACAATGATCAAGCTATAGTTGATAACCTTTATTTCGCCACAAGAGATGCATTGATAGATCTTTCTAGATCTGGAAAAATAAAAGGTAATGTAAAGTCCGTACTTGACAATCTAGAAAAAACTTATAGACTAAGCGATAACAAGAGCAAGCGTGATGAGCTACTTAATATAATTGGTGATTCATTTACATTTGAAGGTGATTCTCAACTTGCTTGGAACGAAAATTTACTTCAAAAAGTAGGTAGACATATAAACGAGTGGTTTGGTAAAACATACAACACTGAGGTTAATCTAGACACTGGTGAGGATGTTATCAGATGGATATCTGGGTACAAGAGAAATATAGTTTTAGGTAAAGGTCTTGGTAAGGGCACTGTTAAAGGCGCTGAACAAGGTTTTAAAGGTAAACTAACCGAGTCTAAATCACCTAGATACACAGCTAAGTATGCTGAGTCTGTAATGGAATCTAAAAGAACAGGTCCAACAGAAGATCAGGCTAGAGTTTCTAGAGAAATACAAGAGATATACGATAACAGAGAGCAGTACGGTGAGTTCTGGGCGTTTAGTATACTAGAGTATGAATCTTCTAGGGGTCAGAATTACTTCAGAAACCTAGTTAGAAGTATACTTAAAAAACACAACTACTACGAAAGACCTAATGCTAGATCTCTTGAAGAAGACGTTATAGCTAACTCTCTGTACAACTGGAACCAGAGAAAAGATACACGTAGAGAAATCGGTAACGATGGTGTTTTAGGTTTGATAATGTCTTACGACGAGTCTAAAAACGATTCATTGCTTGCTTATATCAATACATACCTAGGTCTAAACATGACTACACAAAACGGATACGGTATTATTGACAGAGCACTACAAGCTACCTCTGGTAGAGGTTTTGAGTCTAGTATTGATGATGTATACGACATGTCTATATCCGAAGACAGCAACGGTATGGGCATGGGCGAGGCTCTTGATTTCAGTGAAGAAGTTACATTCAGTAAGCTACGTCGTATATTGGAGTTTGACCAAGAGCAAATGAACATGGTCCGTAAAGCTGTTATGGATGGTATGCTAGCTCTTGAAGAGGTTTCTGGACCTGGTACTTTAGCTGAAATGGCTATGGAGCAACCAGTGCTGTTTAGAAACTACTTTAAAAACGTATTTAAAGAGTACTTGTACAAGTATCTTCTTGAAGAAGTTGTCGGTACAAAGCAGGGTTACAGAGAGTTCTTAGATAAAGCATACGAGTGGATACCACAGATATTTGATCTAAAAACATTGACAAACAGAAAGATAACTCCTTTCTACGAAGTACTAAGAGACCCTAAAACTGGAAAACCACTTAGATACAACTATAGAGAATCACTAGAGCTAATGCTTGACGATCCTAAAGCTGGTAATCCTAAAGTGATATTAAAGACGCCAACGTATCAAGAGTTTAAAAACTGGTACAACGCTGTTGGTATGTCTCAGAACATGTGGTTCCAGCGTAAAAAGTCTATTGTTGAAGCAATGGCTGAGACACTTGGTTTTGACGCTGCAATAGAGGTGCTTAAGAACCCAACTCAGAAGTTCTTTACTGCTAGAGGTAAAGAGCGTAGTGCTGATCCAATGGATATGATGAGCGAGATCGCAGAGGCTTCTGAAAAATACAAAGGTTCAGCTGTTGTTGCTAGGGTTGCTCAGGTTATAAACAGAGACCCTAACGTTAAGTTCAGCAACCGCATGAGTCCAATGGATGCTGCTGACTTGATAACTAGAGATCAAGAGATACAAGATCTAATGGAGCGTTTGGTAAACCCAGCTATAGTTCAGAACATGGCTATGCACGCTGGTGTTAACACGCAAACAAAAGCTGATATAAGAGACTATATGTCTACTATTATAGAGGACTCGATACAACAGACTCTACCTACAGTGTTAGATCCAAACTCTGTTAAGTATCTATCTGAGAAAGCTGCAAACTTTATAATGTCTCTGCACAACAATAAGACTAGATATAATGTTGAGCAGAATAAAAAAGTTTCCGATGCATACAGTTACCACGCGGTAAATGTTTTGACAGACATTGCTAAAAATAAAGTATTCAACAAGGGTTTAAATGATTACTTAAAAGCATCTGGTTATTTAGGTAAGATAAGTTCAACGCAGACAGAAATTGACTCTTTAATAGACGAGTTAATACAGGTGCCTGTTGATATGACTCTTAACAACATTGTAACGCAAAAATTCTTTAATGCTTTACAAGAATATCTGGAAAACGCTACACCAATGGATCTCGGTAACAGGAATATTGATATGTTATCTGAGGTGTTACAGACCAAAGTTGCTGTTGAAAATGTTCTTTCCGTAATAGACCCAGCAAATTATGTTAATCACGTAAAGGCTATAAATAAAAAGATAAAGAACGATTACGGGATACAAGGTGATTACCAAGGTTACATTGCTAGAGAAATAGGTATCGACAAAGACTACAGATCAATGACAGGTGAAGAGCTTGATGGTGATTATGGTTATAAATATGGTGAGTACAACAGTGTTGGTATTGGCCCGTCAAATGAACTAATATTACTAGCCAACTCTATGGTAAACGCTAGAATAGACTTTGAGGAAAAGCTACCTAAATTTAATCCTACTGTTGAGCTTAGCCTTGCTTTTTCTGACGCAAAACAAGTTAGCAAGTCAACTGTTGGTTATGCTCAGGAGATAAGAAAAAGACTGAAACCTTATAATGATATATTAAAAGGAATAGTTGAAGATACAAAATCGCTCTACAACGACAACGCTATAAACTACAATGATGTAGTCAATATACTTAAAGCATTAGACAACAAAAACTTACTCAAGCTAGGTATGTTACCTGTTGCTATCCAGTCTGATGTTGATTTTGACAGGTATGATATTGGTGAAAACGCACATGTTGTATACAGAACTGGGCCTGTTGACGACATGTTTATAGAGTATAATGATAGAGAGGGTCATTACTTTGCTGAGTTAGAAACATACTCTGATAACTATAGAGTTTATACTCAAAATGAGGTTTTAAGAAGAGAGGGACGTAGAAACGATAGAGATAAAACAGAGGCTTATGTTGTTCAGATAATGAACCCGTATGAGATGAACGATAAAGATGATTTCATGCGCGCTGCTCTTTCTGGTTTAACACCTAGAGTTTTAATAGAACAGGGTTACGATGGCATTGTATTCAACAGTCCAATAGCTAGCGGTGCTGATTTCTTACCTGGTAAAGAGTTTTTAGCTTTTAGCTCTAAGCAGGTTACTAAACTAACAAACACTGATCGCGAAGCTACTATAGCTATAAACAATGAGGGTATTATACCTTCTACCACACATGAGTATATGATTTCATCTATAGCTGAGCATATACTTGGTAACGGAACTTACTCTAATAGAAACCCAATTTCACCTGATGTACTTGGTGCTTCTATAATAGCTAACAAGAAATACAAGACTAAACTAGAAAAGCTTGGTTATCTGAACGAAATGGAGTTATCTATGATTGACGAGAAGTCTTTCAACGATGTGACACCATTTAGTAGGTTTATCAACATGACTAGACCTTCATTACCTGGTACATTAAAACCAGGTTTCCAAACATCGTCTAATAATTTCTTCTTGTACGATTTCAGTACTGGTAACTTTAGTAAGACACTAGACCTCGCTAAATTAAACGAGCATAACAGAATACAGCGTGTCATTGCTGATCTTAAAAAACTAGGTGAAGATCTAAAAGAGTCTAAAAGAAAGAAAAAATCAAGCGAAGAAAAAAAGGGTAGAGAAGAAGCTAACAAGCAGAAATTTAAGCGTAAGAAAAAAAGACTTACTGCTAAGACTACTGAAAAGCTATCGTCTATACTTAGTGATACTAGAGAAAAAGTTAGCAGTAAAATGCTAACGGAAGAAGAAGTAGCTAAAGAACAAAGACTAGAAGAACAAGAACGTGAGGCAGCTGCTCTAAACAAGCAGATGAACGACATGATAGAAGAGTTGTTTGGTATCAAGTCAGAAAGTATGATTGATGCTATTACAGCTGACGAGAGATCAAAGAAAACAACTAGAAGAGAGATTATAACTCCGGCTGCTGAAGACTTCTTTGGTTTATTAGAAAATTATCTAGTTGGCAAGGGTAAACAAGGTGAAAAACACCTGTCTTTCTTATATGAGTATTTGATAGAGCCTCTGATGATGGCTAACTTCAACTATGATTCAGAAAGAATTAGACTTCTAAAATCTTTTAAAAACATTAGAGAAACCTATAAAGCAACGTTCTCTTTCCTAAAAAGAACAGCAGTTGACTTTAAGAGATCAGATGGCGTTGAAATGCAGTATTCTGGTGAATCAGTACTTAGAGCTTATATATTTGAGAGACTCGGCCATGATACTGGTTTAGACCCTGAAGTTAGAAAAGCGTTTAACGCTCACATAATAAAGAATCCAGATCTCAAGACTATAGCTTTAAAAGTTATGCTTATAACTAAAGAGCATAAGTATGCTGAACCAAAGGGCGACTGGTGGCTTGGTAGTATACAAGATGATATACTAGAAGCATTGAAGAAGAATAGTAGAAGGGTTTATTACGATGAGTTTATTAGAAACTCTGAGGTTATGTTCAATGAGGATAACATGAACAAACTCAAGTATGCTCTTGGTTATAAGTATACCAAAGCTCTTGAGGGTACATTGAAAAGAATAAAAGCTGGTAGCAATAGAACTGAACAACTCAGTAAAACAACCCGCGCAATATTTGACTTCATGAACGGTACTGCTGGTGTTGTAATGTTTGGTAACGTTAGATCAGCAATCCTACAGTTAATCTCTTCCACAAATTACATTGACTACGTTGATAATAACCTACTAGCAGCGTCTAAAGCTTTAGCAAACTTCCCCCAGTTTGTTAGCGACTTCATGTATATAATGAACAGTGATTTCTTGCTAGCGCGTAGAAATGGTCTTCAGATGGATATAAATGAAGCTGAGATCATAGATAAGACTAAGACAGCTTCTAATAAATTTAGAGCTATGCTAGCGCTTATACTTTCAAAAGGGTATGTGTTTACTAAATATGGTGATTCTACAGCAATTGCATTGGGTGGTGCTTCTTACTACAGAAATAAAGTAAACGCTTATTTAAGAGCTTATACTGGTTTAGATAATGATGGTGTTGAGAAGTTTGTAGAAGAGCTTAATAATGGAAGAGCACTTGTTAAGCAAAATGAGCAAAAAGCTAATCAGATATCTAATAAAATAAAAGATATAAGAACCTTAATAAACAAGGCTAAAAAGGATATTTTAAACGGTGATGCATCTCAGAAAGATCTACAGAAACTTCAAAACGATCTTTACCAAGCACAGCAATCACTCGAAGTGGCTAAGAACGATATAGATCAAGCAAAAAACAAAATCTCCGATGACGAGCAGATTGTAAAAGACGCTGAAGAAAAAGCGTTCCAACAGTTCATGTTTAAAACAGATGAGTCACAACAGTCATCTAGACCAGAAAGAATATCTGAACAACAAGCTTCTACTGGTGGTCGTTTCTTCTTAATGTTTGCTAACACTCAGATGCAGTATGCACGTATAATGAAAAAAGATATTATGCGTATGAAGAACGGTATTGGAGACCCTAAAGTTCTAGCGGCTAGAATTGTTTATTATGGAATGCTTCAACACTTGGCTTTCAACATACTTCAGCAAACTGGATTCTTACTTGGTTTAGAAGACGACGACAAGGAAAGAGAAAGAAAAATAATAAACATGGCTAATGGTTATTTTGATTCACTTTTACGTGGATTTGGTATTAGCGGCCACATGGTTACAGGTGTTAAAAACGCAGCTATGTTTTTAGAACAAGAGGGTTTTGACGAAGGAAATGTTTTATATGCTCTCGCTAAATTAGCGCCTCCAGCTGATGCAAAAGCAAGAAGAATACGTCAAATTGAATTTTGGGCTAAAGAAGCTAAAAATAAATATAGACGCGGGTATGGTTTAGAGGAGCTTGGTCCAGAATATTTTGAGATAGCTGTACAAGCTTTATCTTTAGCCAATATACCAACCGACCGTGTTAGACAGTTGTTCCAAAATTACTATAACACTTTTGATTTTACAGCTGATTACGACGCTCACGAAAGAGTATTAATGTTCTTAGGTTGGCCTGATTACCAAATACCTGGCGCTCCGGATTCAAGACAATCGAGAGAAGAGGTTATTAAGGGTGATAGAAGGGTCAGTAACAAGAGAGTTAATAAAAAGAAAGTTGGTAATAAAAGAATTAATAAATAGGTAATCCTATAAAAAAGAGAACAAAACAAGATATAAGCATTACTAGAAATGGCAAAAGAAATTTCAGAAAACACCGTGATAGGGTTGTCCCTAAAAACTATAGGCGCTATTATGGCTGCAGTCGGAATATTTACTCTTGGGTATTTTGACTTACAAGCAGGTATTGAAGAAGCTAAGCTTTTGCCACCTGCTGAGGTTGGCAGAATGGAATACGATCTTAAAGATCAGCTAATACGTGAGACTATCATGAATACGCAAGATGATGTAGCCGATATTAAAGAGCAGCTCAATAAAATGGAAAAGAGACTATTTGAAATGAAGTGATATGAAAAAGACAATACTTCTGCTGATTGCATTTTCACTATGTTCTTTTGCTTCTAGTACTATTAGTAAACGTGGCGTAGTTTTGGTGCATTACAACGCGAGCTTCAACTCCGCAAATAATTATGTGGACGTTATTAAAATTAAAGATGCTAAAATATTTAAAGCATCTATAGATAACAATGCTGCGCTAAAGCAAGATGAGCGCATAAGATCAGTGCCTACATTAATATTGTACAAAAACGGTGAAGAAATTACAAGATGGGAGGCTGGTATTAATTTATCGCTTAGCCATATAGATTATCGTGAGATACAAAAAGAAGTTGACCAGCTAACCGGGGCTAATAAGTTTTAAGCATGAAAAATTTACTTATAACATTTTTTATATCAACCTCAGCGTTTGGGCAGGGATTGTTAAAGTACAGCACGTTGTACACCAGTGTGTACGGAGCGTCGCCAATGGAAGCACAGTCAGAGTACTTTGTTTCTCAAGGTGGGGACCTAATGGATATAACTATTGAAAACCCATTTGATTACAGATATACATTTGGCATTCGCCGTGTAGCTCGTTACGATTACGAGAAAAGACAAAACCCATTTTACGATGGTCATAACCAATCTACAACATCTTTATTCGCAACTGTTGGTGCTGTTGAGGGGTTTGAGTACTTAGCTCAATTTGATCGCGGCAGACAACAAGGAAACGACTATATAAACCAGCGTTACTTCCTCAGATACTTAGGTAAGTATTGGATGGTAAAAGCAGAGCTGTTCAACCAGGGGTTAGTTAACCTGGATTACACTCAAGTTGAGGTGAGAGGAAGACTGCGTGTTGGCGAAGTAGATTTTAGTTTAGGTGTTGCAGCACGACAGCACCAAGCTTATGGTTACAATCCTATTGCAGAATATTTGGCTACTAGCCCGTGGTGGGACCTAGTGCGTGATATGGGTTATGAAGATATATATTACGGTATCGATTACGATAACGACGACGAGGTAGACAATTTTGACTGGTACTGGTTAGATCCAGACGGTAACAAAGTTGCTGACACTGATCTTGATTTTAGAAAGTATATATACGGCGATATTGTAAATGCATATAATGCAGAGCAACTCGCTGGCATTGGCGCACTTGGCTCCTTATCAGCTATAATCGGTATTGATTATTATCACTACTCAGAAGACTTTTGGGTTCATTCATGGGCAAGTATGCTACCGTGGCACAAACATATTATAGGAGATCATATGTTTTCCTACGAGCAGTTTGCTGATGAGCTAGAAAATACAAATCATTTTATACCAGGGCAATGGATCGACTACAACTTCGGTGGAGTTATAGGTTATAAGATAGGATTGAACTGGGGTATATTCGCAGAAGGCGAGTATATGAAGTACTGGGATAAAGAAGTCTTTGAGATCAAAGCAGGGATTAACTACCAGTTTAGATAAAAAAACCAGCCACTTTCGCAGCTGGTTTTAAAAACAGTGTTTAATCAAAACCTGGGAGCAATGACTTAGCTAATATACCCAATAATTTTTAAGGGAAAAGTCTTTCCTCTAATTCTGGGTCTATTTCCGCTATTTTTCTTCTCAAGTAATTTTCTTTATTATAAATAATATCTAACTCTTCTCTTGTGGAGTCTGTTCCTACATTACTGTGTAGGATCGCTAATTCGTGTAGTATACTATCTACTCTGTTATCTCTCATTACAACCATTTTTGCAAGTACATTCTTTAGGAGCTACGACACACCAATTGCTCTTATTACTTTTTGGTGCTGTTTTCTTTTTACTACGAGCCACAGGCCTCACAGTCTTCAGGGTTATCTAAATTACAAGCAGGTTGCTCAGCTTGCTCTAGCATGTCAACAAAATCTTGAAAGTCGTCTGACATTTTAATCTTTTTTAAGTGTTAATACTCTTATACACATGTCCACGAAAGGGATGTAAAGCACATGATTTCTTTCGATCAGTATTGCTGGGTCATCTTCCCACTTCACATCGTCCATTTCTTGATAGGTTCTAAAACCTAATAATATTCCAGGGTAAAAACCAAAGGATACCTCCCAGTAAGTTTCTTGCATTATAAACCGTATTTGGCTGTTATTTTTTCTAGTTCTTTAAATCTGATATATCCTTTGGTGTTCATACACCATTTAACATACCTGTCCACTTGCCTCATCTCGTATCCTTTAGAAGCATTGTTTGCTTTGCCCTTCTTTTTATTTGAATAAGCTGCACTGTCTCGTCGCATTCTTTTTGATTTTGAGGTTTGTATAAAGTTACATCAGGCATGTTCATCGCGACGTGTCGCTTGAACAACTTCCATCTAATTGGGAAAGATTCGTTTGCTCTTCCTTTACACTCGATGATGAAATCGTCTCCGACGAAGTCCGGTGTATAGGTGATTGCACGTATCTTTTTATTGCCTCTCTCAATATATCCTCCCTTACCATTTGATTGTCTTTCGTAAGATTTGTTTTTAAACATGAAGCCTGGTATCAGTTCAAAGCTTTGTCCCTCGTATGACGCTTTTATTTTTGCTTTTCGTAGAGCCACATACATGTACTTCTCTAACCCGCTTTGGAAATTTATGCCGTCATATGTTACTTTCTTTGCACGTACCGGACCTTTTTTTCTAGTCCTTTTCTTCATCATTCATATCTTTAAGCTCGTCTCTAGCAGCTTGGAGATACAAGATGGCATCCATTAGTTCTTCCTGAACGTCGTTCAAATAATCTGCTAAGTCCTTAATCTTTTTTCTACGCTCCTCATCAAGCGTAACACCGTACTTTTTGTAGCCTACGTTAGATCTGTCTACAAATTTGTCTACTACTTTTTCGACAACTGGGTCTCTGAAATCAATGGTTTTCTGTTTCATAAAGACTCTTGCTTTACAAATGAACCATTAACCATCGCACCTTTTCTTGTAGAGATCTGCGTGTAAGCAGCATCAATACACTCCTCAATAGTATAGCCACCTAAATGAGCTAAATTCGTTAATACGACAACTATATCCCCTATAGCGTCTACAAACTCAACATCATCTTGTTTGATAATAGACTGCGCTAACTCTCCTGCTTCTTCCATGAGTTTAACGTACTGCGTCTTCACATCCCCTTTATCGTACAGACCCCGGTCTTTTGCCCACTTGCGGATGTTATCAAACACTTCTGAGGTCTCTACACTATCTTTTTCAGATAAGTACTCAGCAAATGCTTTATTATATATGTAACTTTTTTCTTTATCAAACATTGACTTCTGTGCGTTCTTCGCGATCCAGTCAATGGTTTCTTTATCAATAGTAAATAAACCATCCTCTGTCATCCAAGAATGGCCTATATAAGCTATTAATTTTTCTCTTAAGTCTTTTCTCTCGAACGGAAAAGTCGTCGTCTGGCTACTAAATGTAATCATGGCATTGTTTTTATTATATGATTTAAAAAGATCTTTGTACAATACTGGATCTACCGCGTAGCCATACGCTTTCTGAAGCTCTATTTCCCGATTAGAAATGTAATCAATGCTGTCGCTTTGATCAAGTACTTCATACTCGCCAGGCTGGTAACCCTGCATTAGCGTTACCCTGTATTTAAGATTACGCGCCACGCCAATCTTTTTACCAGGGATATGATAAATATAATACATAATTTATAAGTGTTTTTCGTATAAGTGTAAGTCACAAACAAAGTGGTAGTATTCACCTACTGGCATAGACAGTCTCTCTGCGATCATCTTTTGTAGTTCTGAAAAACAGTACTGATCGTTGCAGAAACCAAACCAGAGATCGTTAGAGCGCATCATAACGGTCATGTTTAGATGGCCTGATGCAATAGAAAAGTGTATAGCAAAAGTACAAGGCGTGTCTTTTCTGTAGTGTGACCACTCTTTGCCGTCGTATATGCTTATAGCTGCTCTTCTACTACTTGGATTTGCTTTGAGTTCTGACACGACATAATCAATTTGATGCTCGCGTTCCCATTGCCAACCGTAATTAGAGTTTACATCACCAACGCTATTGGCCATCTTCTCCCATATTACTGGAACCTTACCGTATATCTCACCTAGTTTAGATACTTGACGATCACCGGATAAGTACCACTGCCACTCAGCTTCTGCGTACTCTTTACTCCATTTACGCTCTGGTGTTCTTATTTCGTTTTTCTCTGGATTTGTTATGTGAAACCCAACGTTGCTTATTTTTTTAGTACCAACATCTGTTTTCCAGCCAAACTGCCGTATGAGATCTAAGTAGTACTCAAACGCTTCATTAGCGTCCCAAAATCTATCTTTCATTTATTCAACTTATTATAGTAGTACATATAAAAGTCAAAGCATTTTTTCCATATTTCATCCTTCCCATATGTTCCGGGTGATTGTCTAATGTCTCCATTAACTCTGACTTCTATATACCACTGTTTATTGTTCTTAGCTAGTGGCGTCATCCAAATATCATTTCTGTTGCACCATGTTCTAGCTTTATATTCTTCTGCAGTAAACTCGTAGCTTCCCATATCAACTTTCCCAAGGTAATGCTTGCTCATTTATATCAGGTATTTGCATATATAATCCTGAGTTCACATCCCATTTAAAGTGTGCCTCAGCTCCATTATCTCCCAGATTTTGGAACTTAACTTTCAACACTTTTACCTTAACTGTCTTTTGCTCGTAGTTTCTATGTACAAGCAAACCGTGGTAAGACGCATCGTACCACTCACCACCACCTTTAATGTTATACATGGTAGGTTCTTCAATGTTTCCATTGTTGTCCTTGTACATTTTAGTTGGGTGAGCGACTATAACAACAAGCACGTCATACTTTTTAGCAAATATCTCAATTTTAGTGAGATACTCCATGGTGTATATATTAACGTCACTTTGATTGCCTTTTAGGTCTCTAACTTTATTAAAAGGATCGATAACAAGACACTTTATACCTTTACGTTTAACTAGCTCACCGCCTTTTTTAAGAACTGCATCTAAACTATAACGCTCCATGTCTATAAAAAAGAAGTTGTCGTTGACATGGTCAGTAACTTTTTTCCAATGCTCTGTACCAATATCAGACTTATGAGGCATACCGCCCCATATTTTTCTTACAAGCTTATGTGCGTGTAGATATGTAGGTGTGTTTTCAGGAGATGCGTATGCTGTTTTCCAACCATAGTTACGGTTGTAACCAACACACATTTGATCTACCCAGTCTGATTTACCACTTGATGGAATACCTGTAACAGTTATGAACTGACCTGTATACGTGCTAAATATGTTATCAAAGTTATCTAAACCTATTTGAAATCCAGGTTTAAACCCATTCTGAACAAAGTCGATTATATCATCTTCTATATCACGAAGCGTAGTAACGTTCTCTAATGGAACGGGTTTTGCTTTATGTATTATATCAGATAGATCTTCTTTGTTGTACTTAATTAAGTACTCGTTAGCGTCTTTACACGGGCTAAAGTCTGCTACATAACAAACTTCAGCACCTAGCCTACGAATAAGCTCTGCTTGCAACGCTTGTCCTGCCTCATCGTTATCTACAGCTATAATAATCTTTTCCTTGTCTACAAAGTAATCAATACAGTTATCTAAGTAGTCAAGGTTGTTATTACCAAGTGTAGCACCGTTAGGTACAGATACAACGTTTCTAACACCAGCTTCGTGTAAGCTAAGAACATCCATTTCGCCCTCAACTATAACACACTCGCTAGTATTAGCTATGCTGTCTAGATTATAGAATACTTTCTCAGCGCCTTTATAAAGTTTAAAGTTCTTACGTCCATCTCTATACTTTACATTTATTAAAGCATTGGCAATGAAGTAGTTAAACTTTATTACGCTTTCGGTCTTACCTGTTTGAGGCATAAACTCATCACCAGATGTAACTTTTAAGTTACTCAGTGTTGCGACGCTTATACCTCTTTTGCTAAACCAAGTCTCAACTTTCTCACTTACCGGAGATATCTCTACAGGTTCTGGTCTTACATAGACTTTATCTGCTGAGCCTTTTCTCTTAAAAGTGTGTAGTTGGAATGTTTCATTGCAATTATGGCAAGTTCCAAGACCGCGTTCCCAATCATACGAAGCACATGCTTTCTTCTGATTTTCTTTCTTGCGATCGGCAGAACACAAGGGACATATCCCCTGTGTCTTGCCCGTCTCAAGATCATAATGGTTGAATACATCGATTTCAAAACCATTAATCTCGGTCGTGTTTACTTGCATTTAGAATGGTAGATCGTCTACTGGCGCAGGTTTTGGTTGCTGTCTCTGTTGATTACCCTCGTAAGGAACTGGATCAGGGAACTGACCATCTGTCCACATAACTTTACCGTTACCTAAGTAAACTTTTGCTTCCTTAGCATTACGCTCTTCTTTTGTTTGATCTACAACTACAGATGCTTGGTTACCAAACTGATCTGGATCATTGTTAATGTTTAGTACAATGTTGATGTACTTGCCTTTTTTCCCATCTACGATTTTTTCTTTGGGAATCTTCGTCAAGTCGATTGACGCTTTTACAATACCTGCCATGGCTTAAAGTGTTTCGTTAATAAAATACTGTTCTGGATCAAAAGAGTCGTTCTGATAGAACAACTCATACGCTTCAACTGCTCTTTTAACTTTATCATGACCACTAATCAAGAAGTTATCTGAGCAATCGTACACACCTATATGATTGTTTGACTTATCAATAGCAATAAATACCATGTCATAACCAAACATCTTGCGATATATATAGGCCTGAGAGTCATAATTGTAAGTATATGCAGACTTTCTAAACTTACCTAAGTCAGAAGTAGTCTTTATATCTATAATTAATTGTAGGTCGTGATTTAGAATATCTGCTTTGCCTTTCCACATGTGTCCCTCGATCTCACAAAGACCTGGTACTTCATAATCTATGTTAGACTTAGCATGTCCTCTAATCATTTCTCTGCACACATCGTTTGCTAACAAAGCATCTGACATCAACTCGCACTGATCAGCCTCTTTCTGTAACAAACATAGTTCACCGTCACTCATCTCTTTATAAGCCTTTGTGTTACGGGTTGAACTCTCTATAACCTTAAAACTTTTTAGTTTGTCAGGTTCTAAAACAAGAGTGTGGAAATAACCACCAACCAACATAGGTACAGTTTTCTCAGTAGGTGTTTTAAACATTAGCGGGTTTGTGAGCAGTGTTCTGATATCAGAGTTGCTCAAGTAACGTCTACCGAACTCACCATAGTAGTGCTCGTCATCGTTTAACTTGGTGATTATCTCCTCTCTTTTCATATTAGAGTGTTGCGAGTTGTTGTTCTATTTCTTTTGTCAAGCTGTACTTAGACTTGATTGCGGCTACGCTACCACCACCCTTGATATAAGCTACTGCTTTTTCAAGATCATCACCTTTTAGTTCTGGTTTTGTTTTGCTGTGATTATTAGTAGCGTCTGCATCAGCGGTGTCATCTATGAGTAATAAGTTACCCAAAGCGTACTTTTTACCGTATGAACTCGCAGAGCCAAAAGCTTGAGGCACTTGCATACCTTTTTGTAGTAAGTCTACACCGACAATAGCTGTAGCGCTTATACTATCGCCACTGTCACCGTCAAAGATTGTAGCGGTAGACTTGATCATTGGTACTGCTTCACTGAAGCCACAATGTTCTTCTGTAATAGTGAAGTACACATTGTATTGCTTGTTGACTGGTTTAAGTGCTTCAAGAATGTCTTCGGCACTTCTGTAGTTGTACTTACCGAAACTATTGTATCGGCTTTTCTTGGACTTAAAGTCCCGCTGTATTAAAGACAGCTTTTCATGTAGATTTCCCATGGTGTTTGATTTAACTGTTATATAAATATACAAAAAAAATTTAAAGTATTGTGCTCCTGGCAGGGCTCGAACCTACAACCGCTTGATTATGAGTCAAGTGCTCTAACCTTTGAGCTACAAGAGCGTTAGCGGGGGCTATGAATAACCACTTCATTTTTTAGTTTAAATTAATAAAATACCCCCGCTTTTTTAATCAAAGTCGATGTATGTGATTGTTACTTCTTCTCCTGCTTCAAGAGCCGCTGCAATCGGCGGATAAATTCTTTTGTAAGCTTGAGTAGATGAACCAATAAATCCGTCACTTTCACCAAAATTAGTTTGTTGACTATCACCAACAATGAGGCACCCAGCAGTGTGCTCATCAGTATTACCAGTGTGAATAAGAATATACTCAAAATTAGGAACATCACGAACCCAAAGCATGCCTTTGTGCATCGAGCCATACTTCTTTAAATATCGTCCATGAAATCCTCCAGTCGTCCGGAGAGTAATCCGGTATGTTCCTGCAGGGATTCTAGTTTCAGCCATAACTTTTTTGTCTCTGTGTTCATCTTCAAGGGTGTAACAAAGGAATGAACGCCCGTCTGAGACATCGAATAATAACCCATTTGTACTGTCTTTTTCACTACTAAATCTTAAAACTTCTAATTTCATAACAACTTGTTTTTAGTACGCCTGACAGGATTCGAACCTGTGACCGTCTGCTTAGAAGGCAGATGCTCTATCCAGCTGAGCTACAAGCGCTTTGGTTTTACATTACATGAACTCTAACAACGCGTTTCGATCTACGCGCTCAATTAATTTTTCCAGTGCATTACGTTTTATCTGAGACACGCGTACGTGCGCGGTATCGACGTTTATGCCGACGATTTCAGCGATCTGTTTGGCAGAATGCTTGTCGCAGTCTAACCCGTAAGATAACCTTACAACCTCATACTCTCTCTCCTCTAAAACCCTTGACATGAGGTCCATAAGATAATCGTTGATCTTGTGTATCATATATGGCTTAGAATTGTCGACAACTTGGTTAGAATAATCTTCGTCATTCTCTAACTTTTCATCTATAGACAAGAACACACTGTTAAAGAACATTTGCATTAACTTCTTGTCTTTGCCGTTGTCTTTTCGTATCTCGTTTAACTTATGCTCTGGAATACGTATGTCACCTCTGTTTTTGTCAATAGCTCTACGTATTGCACCTTTTATTCTTTTAGAAAAGAAAGATCGTATGGTACGCTCTGGATCTGGACTTTGCTTGATTTTTTCCCAGTTGATAGTATCATATGACATTATCAAACCTATCGAGCCTTCTTGTATCATATCGTTTAGACTCATTACACCGCTAGCCTGATGGCTAGTAGAGAACTTTCTGGCGATATTTTCAACGAGCGGTAGGTACATTGTAATTACTTCATCTCTTTTTAAGTTGGCTAGTGTTTCTTTTTTAATTCTAGCCCTTGCTGCGCTTACACTGTCCTTGTAAGACGCGTAAGTACGCGGGTCGTATTTTTTCATAATGACGCATTGAGTAAATCTTTTTCTTCTTTTAATTGATTACTCATGTTCCGATGTATGGTACGGTCTGAGCAACCAAGCATACGAGCTATTTTACTCACCGTTATTTTGTCGCCACAACCATTTATGTATAGCATTGACTCGTAGATGTCTTCTTCGCTGAAGCGTTTGCCTCTGCCAATAAGACTACCAACGATCTTTAGCTTTTCATTGATGGTTAACGGAACGCCGTCATTAAATATAATTTTCCTTGATTTATTCTTTGGTGCTATTCTGAAGTCATAAGTATCAAGGTTTTTTATTATGTCTTCTATAATTAGCTCGCTTATCTCAAATGTAATGAATTCATTTAAAGGATTACCTATGTAATATAAAACATCTCTAAACTTATCCTTTGACATTTCTTGGTTGAGATACTTTAATACGATGCTGTGCCATTTTAAGGACTTGTACGTCGTTATTTTAGCTTTGCTTCTAAATAAATCAAAGCATTGATGGGTTCCATACTCATAAAAGCGACCCCACCAGTAAACCTCAGTTGGTTTATCAGAGTGAGGGTCTTTACGGTACACAACCTTCATCCTGTTAAGACGATCAAGCCTTGAGTGTGACATTAGCCCCTTACTAGATTATATTAATAGCCTATTGTCACAGTTTTTAAAACTGCAACCATTTCATTTTTCTGTTATACTTTTTAAATAATACTGCTTTATTCCTCATATTATCGATGATATCTAAAATATCATCTTCATTAGAGGTATCAGTCATTTTCAATGACATATTAAGCATTTCGTACTTAAGGGTATATATACGGCTATGTATAAATCTAACGTGTCTACGTTTTCTTAAATAATTCTTGATCATAACTTAGATTTTAATAGTGCTTCAAGAGATGTTATTTTATCCATATAGTGAATAGCTGTTTCGTAATCTTCAGTTTTCTCACATTCTAGTACTAGATGTTGTAAACGTTCTATCTCTTTAATAATATCGTCCTTGTCTATTATATCTCGTAACAGAGCGTCGTTGTTCTTGGCTTGAGAGTCTATCTCTTCAAACATATACTTTACTATTAGCCTAGCTAGCTCTTGCATTTCTTCTCTTGTCATAGCGTTTAGTGTTTTATAAGGCCAACTTTTTTGTTTTCACTGTACCATCGTGTAGCTAGTAAATCGTTTTCAGAGGCGTTGACATAGCCTGCTGCTTCTAGTTCTTCTACCGTGTTGAATATAACTGCGTGCCTGTCTGTAGACTTATCTACGTACTTGCGGTGCTTACCGTCTGTACTGAGTATGTAATCAAAGTTTTCAGGTATACCTTTATCATACATCTTCATTAAAAGCACACTATTAGTATAGGAGTAGAACTTTACGTTTGGGTTAGCTCGCATAATACTGAACCAACGATCTATATATTTTTCGCTAAAATAGTCTCCTGAGTCATGTACTCGAACAAAGTGTGGGTTTTTAATGAGTAGCGCTGCGTTCATTATAGTCTCAAAGTCTGGGCTACGAGCGATACGAAACCTATGTTCGTAAGCATTTATAGTGTTAGGCCATCTAAACGTGCCTTTACGAGCGTAGCAGTACTTGATACATTCATCAGCAAAAGGGCATGTGATCTTACCAGTTGTAGATTTATACGCGGGTATACCGAAGTTTAAAACCCTACGCATAGCTAACTTACTGGTCTTTTTAAGCTTACTGTTTTGAGTTAAGATATTATCATACATAGTCTTGTAGTAATTTATGCCAATCGTTGTTTCTAATACGTCTTAAACCGCGCTCTTTGATTTGTCTTACGCGCTCTGAGCTCAAATCTAGTATCTCACCGATCTCTACATATGACATTTGATGACCACCGCCAATACCAAAGTGATTTTTGATAACAAATGCTTCGTTTTTAGGCATTTTTTTGAATATAGCCTTTACATCGTTACTTAAAGATTCACTTTGTAGATGAGCGTCTGTTACGGAGTCTGATGCCATACGGTCATACATATTGTAGTTATCTTCAGCGCCTGCCATAGGTGCATCAGCACTAATACCTGTAAAGTTGTTGTTGTTTAAGAAAGAAACTTTATCAACAGGCTCGTCAACTATTTTTGCAATTTCTTCGTCTGTTGGTAAACGCTCATGCTGCTGTAGAAACTCTATTGTTGCATTTCCAATTTTTCTCTGTAACTGGAGTTGATTTTGCGGTAAACGTATTGATCTTGACTCGTTGCCAAGCGCGTGCATTATAGATTGTCTTATCCACCACACTGCATAAGATATAAACTTAAATCCTTTAGTGTGATCGAATCTTTCTGCAGCTTTTATAAGACCTACATTGCCATAGCCTATTAAGTCTTCAAGCGATAAACCTTTACGTTGATACTGTTTTGCTACAGATACTACAAATCTAAGGTTACAATTAACTAGTCGTTCTAGTGCTTTTTTATCACCTTGTTGTATTCGCTCTGCAAGCTCTGCTTCTTCGTCTGCTTCGATAAGATCGTATTTACTGATTTCGTTAAAATACGAGGTAATAGATTTATTCTCCCGAACAGTGATCTGCTGGGTAATTTTTAGCTGTCTCAATTGGATATAATTAAATTACACTGTTATTATAAATACCGCGTCGTATTTAGTCTGTGCGGTCTTTTCTCATCTTGTATATAAGATAAGCGTTCCAAGGTATGATTACCAATAGTGCTAAAACTATATCAATCTTGCTCAATGCCGTAATCAATTATATCTCTACGGCAAGCATCTAATATTTTAGCGTAGTGAGTTGATTTACCTTTAGTACGCAACATATTCTTTGCCGCGTAGCGCGCTATCTCAGTGATAGCCTCACGGCCTTCAGCCGTTCTTGTTTTTTCGTAGTTTGTTTTCATCTCTCTTTGGAGTTATTCAAATTTTAATCCATTCTCAAACATAATCTCACGAAGCTGGTCTCTGCACTTCTCAAATGCTTCGTATTTGTCCTTACTGTATTCATCGTCAGACATATACTTGTACTGTGCTCTTAACCATTGGTCTATCTCCCAAAGGGTTGCTTGTGCTTTAGCACCATTGACTGCCAATTCAAAATCAATATGGTCTTCAGGTAGATTAAACTCTAATGTTGCTTTCATTTATATTTTCTAATCACTTCAAATGTTCGTTTCAAATCACTATCAAGATGTATCTCTTCACCTAACCTAACAGGATGCCAAGCAATAGTATAACCGTGATTAGCATTGTAATCCTCAGGCAGTATTCTATTACCATTTACTTTGTGTAAATAAATCCAAGGTATATTACCCATTAACTCAAGCTCAATACCTATTCTTTTAAGTCGGTTGATAAAGATTTCTACTTCTTTCATCTCTCTTTGGTGTTAAAGGTTTCTTCAAAGTATTCTTCAGCAGTCCATCTTGACTCAACTGCTCCGTGTTGTGCATCACTAAAGGCGTTGCAGATGATTTCTTTCTCTTTCTTAAGTAGTTCCTCTGCTAATCGTTTAGCGTTTCTTACGCCTCCACGATACATTGCATCCTCTAATGAGGTTAACTTTGCTTCTAATTCATTGAGTTGCTCAATCAACTCTTGCATTGGTGTTTTCATTTCTCTTTTGTTTTAAAGGTTTCTATTAAATCTCTAATCCGTAACTCAAGGTCATCAACTCTTCCTTTTAGGAATATTTTCTTCCGATTAGACTCCACATCAAAACTTGAGTGCCAATAAACTTCATTCATCACAATACCCATTTGATGTTCTAATGCCGCAAGCCTATCTAATACTTGAGTCTCAAATGATTTGGATGTTTCTCTAACTTCTTTCATTTCTCTTTGGTGTTAAAATGTTCTACAATCAACTCAATCGCCATTCCTAAATCTTTAGGCTCTGCCATCTCTAAAGTATCATCACCTCTGCGCCACTTGTTGTGATTCTCAAGTAGTGTTACTGCTTC